GCCAAGTGGAAGAACTACCGCTGGCGCTACTTTACCGAAAATTGCGAGGAGGTATAAACCATGTTCACCCTTTACAGTGCAGATTTTATCAACGCACCCAGCAACTGCTCCTATCCGCACAAGACGGAGGTGACGGAAGCTGCGGATCTTGCTGCCGCCGTCAGCCGCGACTATGTGTGTGCCGAGTATATGAACCACTACCGCAACGGCGAGAACTTCCTCGGTTCGGACTGTCTGCCCGTGGACTGCGACAACGACCACTCCGAGAACCCTGCCGATTGGGTAACTCCCGCCGATGTTCAGGCCGCATTTCCCGGCATCACCTTTGCGGTACATTACAGCCGTTTCAATATGCGTGAGAAAAACGGCAAGCCCGCTCGTCCCAAGTTTCATGTGCTGTTTCCCATTGAGTACATGACTGATCCTGCAGCGTACAGCGAAATGAAGAAGCTGGTGAACACCATCTTCCCGTACTTTGATACCAAGGCGTTGGATGCCGCCCGTTTCTTCTTCGGCACGGCAGATCCCCAGGTGGAAATTTTCTCTGGCGAGATGACCTTGAGCGAATATCTGTCTGGCGAGGACTTCGATGCGGATATGGGCAGCGGTACGCACGGTGGAAACCAGGTAATTCTCGAAGGCAGCCGCAATGCCACCATGTCCCGCTTTGCCGGTCGCGTCATCAAAAAGTATGGTGACAACGATACTGCCTTCCAGTGCTTTATGGAAGAGGCAGAAAAATGCACCCCTCCACTGGAACAGCAGGAGTTGATGACCATTTGGCACAGCGCCCAGAAGTTCTATGCCAAAGTGCAACAGCAGGACGGATATATCTCTCCCGAATTATACAACGATGATACGTCCTATAAACCGGACGATTTCTCCGATGTCGGACAGGCCGAGGTTTTGGCAAAGCACTTCTCCGGGGAACTGCGTTATTCTCCGGCAACCCACTACATCCGCTACAACGGTCGGTACTGGCAGGAAACTGAACCCGGCTCCCAGGCAGTTGCCCACGAACTGACCCGCCGTCAGTTGAAAGAGGCATCTGCCGATATGATGGCAGCTCTTGCCACCCTCAAGGCTTGCGGTGCCCAGGAGATCCTGGACAACAACAGCAAAGCCAAAGCCGAAGGCATGATGAACGAGGAGCAGGCTGAAGCCTACAAAGCATTTCTCGCTGCAAAGGCATACCAGTCCTATGTTATTCAGCGCCGTGCATCCAAGAACATCACCGCCACGCTGAAGGAATCCCGTCCGATGTTGGAAATCACTCCACAGGATTTGGATGCCAACCCTTACTTGCTCTGCACCCCGGATGCCACCTATGACCTCCGCTTGGGTATGGCAGGCGCAAGGGAACATTCGCCGGAGGACTTTATCACCAAGACCACCACGGTTTCTCCGAGTGACCGTGGAAAGCAGATCTGGCTCGACTGCCTGAACACCATTTTCTGTGGTGACCGGGAACTCATCGACTATGTGCAGATGATCTGCGGTCTTGCCGCCGTTGGCAAGGTGGAGGTCGAAGCCCTCATCATCGCATACGGCTGTGGTCGAAATGGCAAGTCCACCTTCTGGAACTCCGTGTCCCGTGTTCTCGGTCTGTACAGCGGCAACATCTCCGCTGACACGCTGACCTTCGGATGCCGCCGTAATGTGAAGCCGGAAATGGCAGAAGTCAAAGGCAAGCGTCTGCTCATTGCCGCCGAGATGCAGGAAGGCGCTCGGTTGAATGACTCTACCGTCAAGCAGCTCTGCTCTGTTGATGATATCTTTGCGGAGAAGAAATACAAAGACCCCTTCAGCTTTTCGCCCAGCCACAGCCTGGTGCTGTACACCAACCATCTGCCGAAGGTCAGTGCCTCTGATGACGGCACCTGGCGCCGACTGATCGTTATCCCGTTCAATGCCAAGATCGAGGGCAAGAGCGATATCAAGAACTACGGCGATTACCTGTATCAGAACGCTGGCGAGAGCATTCTTGCCTGGGTCATCGAAGGCGCCAAGAAGGTTATCGACCTGGGATACAAATTCCCGGTTCCTGCTGTCGTGCAGAAAGCCATCGATGATTACCGCAGCCAGAACGACTGGTTCGGCAACTTCCTCGATGAGCGGTGTGAGGTGGGCAGCGGATACCGCGAGAGTTCCAACGCTCTGTACCAGGCATACCGCAATCACTGCATGGACACCAACGAGTATGTCCGCAGCACCGCAGATTTCTACACAGCCCTTGAGGGAGCGGGCTTTGACCGTATCAAGGTCAAAAACAAGCGTTTTATCAAGGGTGTGCGGCTGAAGCCGGACGATGCTGACAGCGAGGATTTCCTCAACTAAAAGTCCTATGGGTTAACCTCGATTAAGGTCAAATACAAAAAAGTCTCTTAGGGAAAATTTTCATAAAAAACCATAAGAAAAAGTCTTGTAAATGACATTCAACGAGGTTAACCCAGACCATAAAACCGAACAGGAGAAAGCATTATGAGAGAAAAAACAATCGAGCGAAAATTAACGCTGATGGTAAAAAAGCAGGGCGGCATCTGTCCGAAGTTCGTTTCTCCAGGATTTGATGGGATGCCCGACCGAATAGTTCTTCTGCCAGGAGGCCATATGGCTTTTGTAGAAGTAAAGGCTCCCGGCAAAAAGCCGCGGGCATTGCAAACCTCCCGCCACACGCTTTTGCGTAGGTTGGGCTTCCGGGTCTACATCCTGGATAACGAAGATCAGATTGGAGGTATCCTTGATGAGATACGCACCGCATGACTACCAGGCTTATGCCATCGACTATATCGAGACCCATCCCATTGCCACTGTCTTTTTGGATATGGGTCTCGGAAAAACAAGCATCACTCTTAGCGCTATCAATGACCTACTGTTTGACAGTTTTGAAGTCCACCGCATCCTGGTCATCGCACCGCTGCGTGTGGCACGGGACACATGGACGGCTGAAGTAGATAAGTGGGATCACCTTCAGAACCTCATCTGCTCCGTGGCTGTCGGCACAGAAGCAGAACGCAAAGCCGCCCTTCTCCGGCAGGCTGACATTTACATCATCAACCGCGAGAATGTCCAATGGCTCATTGAGGAGAGCGGTATCCCGTTCACTTTCGATATGGTGGTCATTGATGAACTGTCCTCTTTCAAGAACCACAACACAAAGCGGTTCAAGTCCCTGCTGAAAGTCAGACCCAAGGTCAACCGCATCGTTGGCTTGACCGGCACTCCCGCATCCAATGGTCTGATGGATCTGTGGGCAGAGTTCCGCATCCTGGATATGGGTCAGCGGCTTGGCAGGTTCATCACCAAATACCGCACCGACTACTTCATGCCAGACAAGCGTAACGGTCAGATCATCTACTCCTATAAGCCGCTGCCTTATGCAGAGGACGCCATCTACAAGAAGATCGGTGACATCACCATCTCCATGAAAGCCACCGACCACCTGCAGATGCCGGAACTGATCAGCAGCGAATACACCGTCCAGCTTTCCGATGAGGAGAAATCCCACTATGAAGAACTGAAGCAGGAATTGGTGCTGACCTTGGGTGACGGTGAGATCACAGCCGCCAACGCAGCATCCCTCTCCGGCAAGCTGTCCCAGATGGCAAACGGTGCGATTTATGATGATGACGGCAACACTCTCCATATCCACGACCGCAAACTGGATGCCCTGGAGGACATCATCGAAGCCGCCAACGGCAAGCCTGTCCTTGTGGCTTACTGGTTTAAGCACGATCTGGAACGCATCACTGCAAGGCTGAAAAAACTGCATATCCCACATTCCCGCCTGGATGACTCCGACAGCATTCGCAGATGGAACAATGGGGAGATCCCTGTGGCACTTATCCACCCGGCATCGGCAGGACACGGACTCAACCTCCAATCCGGCGGCTCCACCCTCGTGTGGTTTGGGCTGACATGGAGTTTGGAACTGTATCAACAGACCGTTGCCCGTCTGTGGCGGCAGGGTCAGACCTCTGAAACTGTGGTGGTGCAGCACATCATCACAAAGGGCACCATTGACCACCGCATCATGAAAGCCCTCTCCCAAAAGGAGCATACCCAGACGGCACTTATTGATGCCGTAAAAGCGGACTTGAAAATCTGAGACAATCTATGAAAATCCGTGCCAATCCGAGGATCAAAAATTTCGGAGGTACGAATATGGAACCTTACCAGGCATTAGCCAACGCCATTGTAGAACTGGCCGTAAAAGACTACAAAAAAGCCCTTAAATATCACTATGTCCACCCGGACAAAAAAGAATATGCTGACGAGGTCGAATCCTTGGAGCGTTTCTTCCGTTCCGGCTGGTACGGTATGCTGACTGACCTTGACGGTGAGTACCTTATGGCGGGTATCCGCCGAATGGTGCGGCAGGAGGTAGCAGCATGACAGCAAAAGAATATTTGAACCAGGCATACCGCCTCGATCAGCGCATTCGCAGTAAGCAGGAGCAAATTGCCTCGCTGAATGACCTCGCCACTGACTGTTCTGCCACCTTGACGGGAATGCCCAGAAACCCCAACCGTGGTGGCTCCCGTATGGCAGATGCAGTATGTAAAATCGTAGACCTGCAAGACAGCGTTGCAGCCGATATGCAGGAACTTGTGGAACTGAAAGCCGAGATTATTGCCACCATCAAGGCTGTGGACTGCATTGAGTATCAGCTTATTCTGGAAAAGCGGTATATCAGCGGAAAGTCCTGGCCCGAAATTGCTGTTGACCTGGGCTACAAAATGCGCCACCTTTATAAACTGCATGATGAAGCCCTTGCAGCGGTAAAAATTCCAGAAAAATATTTCTCCGTGCAGTAAATGGCACTATTTCGCACTCCCCGTTAGTGGTATCATTATAATGGCGAAAGAGAATACAGAACGGCCTTCGTGGGAGCAATCCTGCGAGGGCTTTTCTTATGCCCTGAAATGGAGGTGAACCAATGCCAAACAGACCCAAACGCCCGTGTTCTTACCCCGGTTGTCCCAACCTTACTGATGGGCAGTACTGTGAGGAACACGCAGCCATAGCACGGAAACAGTACAACAAGTACGAGCGTTCCCCGGACATCAACAAGAAGTACGGCCGTGCATGGAAACGCATACGAGACAGACACATCGCACAGCATCCTCTTTGTGAGCGTTGTGAGAAGGAAGGTCGCCTTGTCCCTGCCCAGGAAGTGCATCATAAAATCCCCATTTCACAGGGTGGCACTCATGCAAGGGACAACCTTATGAGCCTCTGTCGTTCCTGTCACACCAAGATCCACCACGAAATTGGTGACCGGTAGGGGCGGTAAAATCTCCGGGACCTTTATTCTGGGGCAGCGGCCTGGGGTCACGTGTGCATTTTTTGCTATTCAAACGGGGTATTAACCTCCAAGCAGAAAGGAAGGTGAAAAAATGGCCAAGGACGGAACAGCACGAGGCGGTGCGAGACCGGGCAGCGGACCCAAACGAAAGCCTTTGACGGAGAAAATCTCTGCGGGCAAACCTGCACAGGTAATCGATCTGCCGGAAGGTGCTGACCTTGAGGGTGTGGATATGCCGCCCATCAAGGAATACATGAAAGCAAAGCAAAAAAGCGGTGTTGATTTGTGCG